AGAACTTGCCATACCGCTACTTTAACGAACCTCTTGTGTTATACTCCGATTTCTCAGATTCAAGGCAAATCAGCTTATTGAGAATTTCCAGTTAGTCTGTAGTCTCTCACACCACTCACATCACTGGATTATTTCTGCACCGCAGACGTCTATTAATCACTGACCACAAGGATTCTGCATTTGACTTCTCTATGATGATACACTGCAAGGCATTGTTGACGGTTTCCGTCTTCACCAATGGAATCACTCCCAGTGGAAAGAATCAGCTTATCCAATATCTCGAACAAGCCTATCTCGTCACCATTGCATCTCGGCATGACTGAAAAATCACTCTGCACCGAGGTAATCATATTTGAAAATAGCCGTATAAGGATTCGAACCTCAATCTTTCACTTGGGTAGGGGTAGGATGAACGCTTTACCATTAAGCTATACGGCTTCCAACTACACTGTAGTAAGGAAAAATTTGTTATGAAAAAGATTTCTCTCCGAATTCCGGAGAAAGCTACCGTTCGGATTCGAACCGAAAACCTGTTGATTAAAAGTCAACCGCTCTACCATTTGAGCTATGATAGCTTAAGTATCGAGCGTGAACCAAGAAAAACCGCTCGATACATTATTTTAGGTGTTCCCGGGGAGATGACAAGAAACCGGGAATAGGCCTGTCCCGGTTATGCTCCGGGTTCTGTGTCCTACTAAGGAACAAGCCTTAACCGCCATCTGACGGTTAGTAGCAATATTTATAGTGCTGTACATTGCACTGTCAAGGAATGAAAAACGAATGAACTTTTCGTCCTCAAGTACATAGTACCGTATTCGCTTGCTTTCATTGTCCCCATAATTTACTCATCTTGGAATTTATCAAAGAGAGTTTCGCCTTTGTCACTGGCTTCTTCAATCATTGCTTTCGCTTCTGGCTCTGTCATCCCTTCAAACTTCACGAAGTACATCCATGCCGGTACTTTTCCCTGTACTACATAATTCCACCAACGAGCACGATCATCTTCAAGGTTGTACACAAGGTCTTCAAACTCACAAGCTGTCTGATATCCGGAAGCTGGAATTGTTCCATTAGCTGTTCCTGTAGCGTAGAGAATGTATAAGATTCTGTGGATAACTCCATCATGGTTCTTTCCATCAAGGATTGTTCTGAATGCTTCAATTGTATGTAGCGTTCTTCTATCATCCGATTCAACCTGTGTTGCTGTCTGAATTCCTCTTGACTCATCAAACGAGAAGTATCCATTAGAGAATCCACACTTGTATCCGATGATGGATAGATAGAAGTTGATGGCAGAAGTTCTTTCGGCTACCAACATAGTCGGTACATGTTCTTGAATCGTACCGTCTGCATCCACTCCCATTTCAAGTCCTTGCACGAATCGAGGGAGCTTGATTCCATTCTGATTAGCATATTGGATTACTGTCTGTGATACAAAAGTAACGTGCTGGCTGTCTTCCTGTTCGTCCCCCATCTTATTGAGTGCGATATCGAGCCATCTCAACTCTTCAATGCATTCAGCAAATACCGGTACAGTAAGAGGAGACTCCTTGTCGATTGCATTCGCATAAGGATTTCGCCAGTACACAAATAATGGATACTCCAACCCTCTTACTTCTACTTCCGGGAGAATATCTTTCCATTCATCTACTTTCTCTAGGGAAATTTCAGATCCGATACGGTTCTTATCTTCACTCTTGAATGCTTTTGATGAAATCTTATAGACTCTTTCACCATTCACATCCTCAAACCTGTGATATTCTGCTTTTGTGTAGTACCTGTTTCCCTTTTTGATGTACGAGAAGAACACTGCTGCAAGTACATCACCGTTGGTATTGGTGTCTGTGATGATGAAGTAGTCCGGATCTAGGAACTCAATTCCTTGTCCGTCCGTCTTGATCATCATTCCGCAAGTAGCACAGCTCTCTTCCTGTTTCTCTTGTAACGCGTTCAACACTTCATCAAATTTCTTCTTGAGCGCATCGTTACCATCAATCTCAACATTGACATTGAATAGTGTAAGGTTTGCAATCTCCCGGCAAATGACATTAGAGAACCTTGTCGGTTTGATTGTTCCGTCCATGCACCATGTCGGCAGTCCTGATCTCATGCCCTTATACAAATCTAAGGCAGTCTGCATTTCAGAAGAGCGACTAGCCTCAATTCCAAATATATCTCTTACTTCGTTTACTCCAAACATTCTGTTAAATACCGCCTTAATTTTTTGTATTAGTCCCATTAGTATTTCCACCTCAACCGCCTACGCAAGAATGTGTAGACATAATATCTTGTATCATCCATCACATGGTCATTCTCTTTGATCACTGTATCATTGTTCTTTTCCTCATCCCAACAATAGAGTCCAAACTCATTGATACAGCTTGTGCAATCCTTGTATATCTTCAGGAGTCCTTTATTCAGCATTGTTGTGACCACTCGGATTCCGTCCAGTACATCATTGTCAGCTTTCCTCACTGTGTACTCTCCGTACTTCTTGATAACTTCAATGAAGGATGCTGCAGATGGATCTATGATGATACATGATACTTTTCTGTCTCCGATCAGTTCCTTTAGCATCTTGTAATAAGCTTCATCGTCTACACGCTTGCCGACCTCTCTACTGTTGTAGTACAGTTCTGCTTCACGCTGCGAATATTTCCCATCGAATGCCCACAGACCAGCTGAGAAAGGATTGACCGTACCGTAGTCGATTGACACAACATATTCCAGTGCACCACTCATGTGTTCATCAGTGACATGTTTTTCTTCA